TTCGGGCACAATCGTTGGCGTGATTATTCTCGAATTTAAGGCCCCTACCAGCGAGAAGATCTTCGTCGTGTCATTGCCGGCATCGACCCGGTTTCGAGCTGTTCGTCAGGGCTCATCACAACGTGAATGTTTTGAGATCTCCCGGTTAGATGGTGCGCCAGTGGATAGCGCTGGAAATGTGACGCTTGACAATGGCGAGCCCATTCGCGCGCTCGAACTCATACCGAGCCGCCTGTTGTCTTATGAGCCGAGCCAGCTCGATTGGTTTATTGTCCATTCCACAGTCGCAGTACTCGGTGAAGAGCGGCGCTGCTATCGGCATCTGGGCGAAGGATTACCGAGCCCATATCGAGAAATGGTCCCTGACGAACTGCGATTTCTCGACCACAGCGCCTTAACAAAGCTGAAGGCTCCATTCTTGAAAGTCATTGCTGGCTATATCGAGCAGCGCTTTCCACATTTGGCAGTACCATCCGAACAGAAAATTGCGGACGCACTCGCCGGGTTCGGTATCCGCCACCCGAGGCCTCGACGTCGGCGGCATTAGCTCGCCACACTGTTGCCATTTTCTGACTTGTATCGGGATTGCAGCATTTCCATTGAAAATGTTGAATCTAGAAACTTCATTCATTCTGAATGGAGCTTTCGATGCCTCCTCGCGTCGAAATCATTCGGGTCCGCAAGCTTGCGGCCGAACAAACGAAACGCTCGCACCGATTCCAAAAAACAGCGGCAGATCGGCAACAGCGTCGCACTGAAGATTACGTACAAAGACCCCAGGCGGCTAATGCCGCGGCTAAAGAATCCGCGCACCCGCAATGCGAAACAAATCAAGCAGATTGCTGAGAGTATCAAAGAATTCGGATTTATCAATTCGATCCTGACTGATGGTGTCGACGGAATAATTGCGGGACATGCCAGGGTCGAGGCAGCGAAACTCATCGGCATGAGCGACGTCCCGACGGTTCGGGTCGACCATCTGACGCCGGCTCAGATCCGCGCCTTTGTTATTGCAGACGACAGGCTCGCGGAGAATGCCGGATGGGATCGGGAACTTTTAGCGCTGGAACTCAAGGAGCTTTCGATCGAACTAAATTTTGATGTCACAGTCACCGGCTTCGAGACTGCCGAAATCGATCTTCTCATAAGCGAAATAAAGGACGGCGCCCCTGACGAAGCGGACGAAATCCCTGAGATTGACCGTTCGGTTCCTGCAGTCTCCCGCCCAGGCGACCGTTGGCGCATCGGTGATCATTTTCTGCTCTGCGGCGATGCCTTGAGCAAGAACAGCTACGTGGATCTTCTCGGTGTGCAAAAAGCTCAAATGGTTTTCACCGACCCGCCCTTTAATGTCGCGATTACCGGGAACGTGTCAGGGCTTGGCAAAGTGAAGCACCGCGAATTCGCGATGGCTTGCGGTGAAATGAGCCCACACGAGTATACCAAATTTTTGGGGGCAGCGTTTATGCGCCTCGCCGATTTCAGCACCAACGGCTCGATACACTTCATCTGTATGGATTGGCGCCACATCTGCGAGCTATTAGAGGCCGCTGCAAAATCATACAGCGAACTCAAGAATCTTTGTGTTTGGGCGAAGACCAACGCCGGCATGGGGAGTCTGTATCGGTCGCAGCACGAGCTGGTATTTGTTTTCAAAAAAGGTACTGCGCCACATGTCAACAATGTTGAGCTAGGCCGGTTTGGTCGCAATCGTACAAACATCTGGAATTACCAGGGACGAACATTGTTGGCAAAACTCGCGATGCTGAACTTGCCATGCATCCGACAGTCAAGCCCTTGGCCATGGTTGCCGACGCGATTCTGGATTGCTCCAAGCGCGGGGGAATCATTTTAGATGTCTTCGCCGGGAGCGGTACCACCCTGATCGCAGCCGAAAAGACTGGACGGCGCGGCTTTGGAATCGAAATTGATCCCTACTACACCGATACCATAATTCGCAGGTTCGATGAGATGTACGGCCTCAAGGCCATCCATGAGGAGTCCAAACTTGATTTCACGACGCTGCGCATTCAGCGTTCACACGAGGAGAAGCAAAATGGCGGAAGAGCCAAAGAAGGGAAGCGGCAGCGGGCAGAAAGTCGGCCGCGGTCACCCACCAAAGCACACGCAATTTCGAAAGGGACAAAGCGGCAATAAAAAGGGCCGACCAAAGGGCAGCAAAAACCTCAGCACTTACATCATGGAGGCCGCTCGCGACCAGGTCACCGCGACGGTGGGCGGGAGAGCTCGAAAGATTTCGAAGATACAAGCTACGGCAATGCAGCTTGCTACGAAGGCTGCGGGCGGCGATCAAGCTGCGATGGGTAGGTTCCTCGACTGGGTTGACGAAATCGAGACCCGTGCCTCTGCCGTTAAGCCGACCCAGTTTCCGCTCAGCGTTCCTGACATCGAAGTCCTCCGGGCAGCCTATTGAGCGAATGAAGCAATGCAAGACATGACACCTTCCCCGGCCAATATGTACGCCGACCTGTTGCGGCACGATCTATGTGCATTCATCCATCGATCGTTCCTGGAGTTGAATTCTCAGACACGATTTCTTCCTAACTGGCACCTCGAACTGCTGGCTTCAAAGCTGGAGGAAGTCCGACGAGGCAACTGCAAGCGGCTCATCGTCAATGTGCCGCCTCGTCACCTTAAATCCCATGCGACGTCGATCGCTTTTCCACCATGGGTACTGGGACATGAACCTACCAAGCAAATTTTATTCGTAACGTACGCGCAAGACCTGTCCGACAAGCTCGCACGGGATTCACGGACTCTCATCACAAGTCCCTTCTACCAAGGGCTTTTTGATACCCGCCTGGCAAAAGGGCGAGAGGCTGTCTCGGAGTACGAAACAACCGACGGCGGATATCGACTTTCAACGTCCATAGGTGGCGTACTAACGGGCCGCGGCGCAGACCTGATCATTATCGACGACCCGCTAAAGGCCGATGACGCCCTGTCTGAACTCCGTCGCCGGTCGGTAAACGAGTGGTATGACAACACTTTGCGCAGCCGCCTCAACAATCAGGAAATGGGGGCGATTATCATCCTCATGCAGCGTCAGCATGCCGACGATCTCGCCGCTCACGTTCAAAAACATGAATCGTGGGATGTGCTGTCGTTACCTGCCATTGCGGAACAGGATGAGACCCACGATTTCTCAACACCCTACGGCCGCAAGCGAATACACCGAAAAAATGGCGAGGCACTGCATCCAGCTTTCTTCTCACTGGCCGCATTGGAGTTCCAACGCCGCGCGATGACTGAGTATAATTTCACGGCTCAGTACCAACAGAACCCACAACCGCCTTCCGGCGTCATCGTCCAACGGAAATGGCTGAAGTTCTACGGCCCCAAGGATAAGCCGGAAAAATTCGACCAAATAATCCAGTCCTGGGATACTGCAAACAAGCATACCGAGCTATCCAATTATAGCGTTTGCACCACCTGGGGGTTGAAACTTAAGCACATCTTTCTGCTAGATGTCTATCGCCGCAAAGTCGAATTCCCGGACCTCAAGCGAGCTGTACGCGAGCTAGCAGCGCTTCATCGCGCGAACGTCGTCTTGGTCGAAGATAAAGCCTCTGGTTCGTCTTTAATTCAAGAACTGCGCTCGGAACATTTTTCCCTCGTGCAAGCCGCACCCGCCATTGATGGTGACAAGGTCATGCGCTTGCGCGCACAAACAGCAAAGATAGAAGGTGGTTTTGTTCTCTTCCCAACGCAAGCACACTGGCTCGAGACCTATTTGCTCGAGCTAGTGACTTTTCCCAACTCGAAGTACGACGACCAGGTCGATTCTACAGTCTTTGCGCTGGCCTGGAGCACGTTAAATCCGCGAGTTGGCTGGACAGACGAAAGTCTCCGGGGACTAGAGAATTTTTACGCGGGCTTGGCATTCAATCGTATCTTTGGCTAAGAGCTGTGTGTACAGAAAACTTAACGATGGCGAACATTCCGAGTGCGTGCATAATCACAAACATCACTCTCAATAAAGCGATGTTCTGTCTCACGGAGTGAATCCAGCGCGCGACATTGTCCGGTAAATGACGATGTGGCATCGGAATATTCACCGCGCGCGGCGAAGGCCTGCTGCGGCAAGTCGAGCAGGCCAACCGGCCGAGGATCTCGAAACCCGCGCGTTGCTTCGCGAGAAGCTGCTTGCGGAAATCATGCGGTGGTATGAGTAGCGCCGCGGGCAAGATCGCCGCGAGCGATCATGATGGCTGTTGGCTGGCGGCCGGCCGCGCGAACAAGAATGTCGGGTAGATTGGTACACGGCAGCACGCAGACGGTCGACCTCGTCGAGCAAATTGGCGGCGTTACGAACTTCTATGATGGTCATTCTCCGGATGAACCACGCCCAATTTTGAACCTACGTCGATGGACTTGTAGGCCCAGCAGGGCGGTAAAGCACGAGCAGACAACGTCCTAAGCTCCCATGCGCATCAGTTGCGCAAGTCCGCGCGCATCGTTGCGGTCCGTCTTCACCGTCATCGCAGACAACGCCGCCTTCACATGCCGCGTCTCAAGCAGAATGGCATCGAATCCTGCTGGCTTCAGACCAGCATGCAGCCACTGCGACAATGGCCCCGTCGCGTGAGGTGGTTCAAGCACCTTGCGCGACCGCTGTATGTCGTGGTTCCTCTGAGCTCTTGTCAGCCCTTGGGCGGCGTCACCTGGCCGCGGATCTCGCCGCCTGGGTTGGCCTGGGTGTGAACATTGATATACCATTCGCCCGCCGTCATTTGCTGCGCCTGTTCGGGCGTGAGCGTGGCTTGACCTTTGATGGGGTTTGCTAACGGCGGCGCCCTTTTCGCTCAGCCAGATCACCGGCGGGGCATTTTTGCCCTGCGTTGCCGGCTACCTCACCCACCCGAGCCCAGGCTCCATCGAATTGAGACCTCACAGCGCAATCGGTAACAGCTTGATCCATCTGCCTCGGCAGCAGGCCGAGGTGCCCAACAGTGCTCTGAGCCCAGAAAACTGGATCGTTTTTGGCTAGAGTTTTCCGCGGTGATTCCCTGGCTGGGAGGAGCGGAGAGCGATGATGGCCTCGAGGTTTTCGGACGCCCAGTCGGCGTTGATTTGAAGCAGGGTTCAGAGGGGATGCCGGTGGCCGACAACGGCCGCAAGGCCGGAATCAGTCAGGCCACCTATTTCTACTGGAAGCGCAAATATGACG